CGTATTGCTGCTACAGCTGGCTGAACTGCTAGCGCAGAGGCTGTTGACGGTGCTGCAGAAATGTTTGCAGAAATATCTACTACTATTGTTGGCATTACAAACAAAGCAGAAGCTTCTAGGTGAACTGCTGTATGTCCATCACCAATAGATGCTCCTGGCATATGTAGCAAGGCATCTGCTGTTGCAGGAGTTGCTGTGTAAGCAACATTTTGAACTACTGCTACGACTGGTTGTACAGCCAAGGCTGATGCAGTGGCAGGGTCTGCAGAAATGCTTGCATTTGTTATTGTAGAAACTACTGGATCTACAAATAAAGCAGAGGCAGTTAATGGACCTGTTGAATATGCAACGGCATCATCAGATGTTGTTACTGGGTCTACTGCTAATGCGCTGGCTGTGCCAGGAGCTGCTGCAGCATTTACTTGCTTGACTGTTGTGATAGTTGGGTCTAATGCATCTGCTGTTGCTGTGGCAACAGTGTGTGAATAGATAATCTCATCATCTGAAATAATTGTAGGTTGTACGGCCAAGGCTGAGGCGGTGGAGGCAGTATCTGAATAGTTAACATTTTTTATTGCAGATATTACGGGCATTACAAATGTAGCAGGATTTGCCAGCATTACAGCTGCAACAGGTGCTACGCCTATTGAACTAATTACAGAAGCATTATTATCTGATATTTGTTGAGCAGTTAACGCATAATTATAAATTAAGAAGTCATCTAAAGCACCAAGGTAGGATTCTGTAGAAAGAGAACCGCTGTTTGCTCCAATATTTATAGTTGAATATCTGTCAAGTAGTTTATATTGATTTCCAAAAGAACTATGATTTAGAGATTGATCTAAGGTTCCATCAATAAACATTTCTGTTTTAGTACTTGCTGTGTGCACAATTGCTATGTGGTGCCATGCATTATCATCAACTCTATTTGTAGAAGTCATAGTAAGAGTATCAGCTACACCTGTCATCTGATATTTTAATTTTCCAGGATCTGAGCCATTGCTATTATTAACAGAAGCTGTTATTTTTTCAGATCCAGAGCTATTTACAACAAACATTACATGAGAAGTGCTATTTCCATTAGTAACTGTTGGCATCTTCATAAAGTATTCAAATGTCCAGCTTTGATTATTACTAAATATTGCAGCAGAATCATCAGAACCACTTGTTGGATCTAGGTTAAAGTATGCTCTACCGTTAGTTGCATCATTTCCATATGGGAAGTTAAAGTATCCACCTGATTTACCACCAGTACTTTCAGATACAACTCCAGCTGATGGGCCAGCTCTATTACAACTAACAAATGGATCACCATTAGCATTTGTAAAAGATCCATAGTTATGAAGTTTATCGTTTGGCCCTTCCATCTTAAACCACCATTTAGGAGCGGTAAGAGTAGCAATCCGAGTATCATATGCGGTTGATGTGCTATTGTATAGATCTGCTACTGCACCAGCATTAAATGCTGTATTAAAATAAACATATTCATCAAATGATTGTGGGGTATCGTGAATTGGATACCAAAGAGTAAAAGTATGAGTAGATGAATTCCAAGTTTGTGTGTGTTCTAATACACCATTAACATAAAGTTTTGCGGTAGTTCCGCTTTCTCTAACAATTGCAATATGATGCCATGCACCATTACATACATTTGTTGTGCTTTGAAGAGCTGGGAAAGTTGTTCCACCAATTCTTGGAGCAAATTTAATTAATCCGCCAGCTGTAAATCCAGCATGTGCTGGTGCTGATATTTCGTTTGAGCCATTGGTTGTAGCATACATCCACATTCTATTAGTGTTTCCTGAAGCTGCTTTAAACCAAAAAGCAAGAGTAAGATTTGAACCAAAGGCAAGCCCACCAGGAGAAACTCCATAGCCATTGTAGGTACCCATATCAACAAAATGTTTAGATAAAGCTTTAGATGTACCACTGCGTACTGGGTCAGTGGCCAATGTAATATTATTTGTAGCTCCTAATGATCCAGAGTTAGCAAATGCAGCACCTGTTGCTTCGTCAAACTTATACCAGAGTGCTGGGCTAAGGGCTGCTATATAATCTTGATGTTTTGATGACATAATAAAAAAGGACTGCCGTTAGGCAGCCCTGACTCCAATCAAATGCTTGTTTGCTGGAACAGATGAAATGCTTCCGCCGTTAATTCTAATGATTGGAGCAAAGGTGAGGTCAGAAACTACTGGAGAAAATATCATACCAGAAAGGATCTCGACTGTAGTTTGGACTACGACTGCACAAGCATTCGCTTGGAGTGCGCTGACCTCTACCTTTACATCCATTTATTCAGTTAGCCTTACGCTACTGTAATGCGGACAATACCTGTCGCATCCCATGTAATTGTAAAGTTACCATTGGTTGAAGACTGGTCTGAACCGAAGTCTACATATCCAATGAGAGCTGATGTACTTGCTGTACCTGTTGAATCATAGATTACAGCGTAACGTGCAGTGATTGTTGAAGACGCCCAAGTGGTGTCTGCAGCATCAAGGATGATGACGTTTGTAGCTGAATCGTAAGTTGCTGTCTTTGAAGCAAGAGTGTTGCCTCCAGCAGTGTAACCTGTGCCTGATACTTCGTATGTCGAAACATCGTTGAAGTAATCGTGAGCATCTTGGTTTGGTGTGTAAGATGATGTTAATAGAGCTACCTTAATAGTATCTGTATCGTAATCAACTTCCTTGTTTAGGGCCTTAAGTAAAAAGTTACCGTATAGCAATGATGGCATATTCTATTCCCCCTTATGCAGCTGTCTTGCGGACAATTGCGAATGCTTCAGCCGCTGCAACAGCGAAACCTCTGCGAACACGTGTCTTTAGCAAAACGCCGTCTTTTGAAAAGTCTGCATCACGAGAGATTGCAGATTCAATTGTTGAACGAACACCGTTAATCATCATGTTACGGTTTCCTACGATAAGTAGTGGGTCTCCAGATGGAGCAGCTGATGCTGCTGCTGAAGTAGCTGCGCCGTATGAAACAACTAGTGGGTAACCGAATAGGCTACCTGGACGAGCTGATAGAGGATCTGGAAGAACTAGCTGACCAGATGCATCCTTCATGTTACGTACGTGTGCAAGCATTTTTGGGTGAACGATGAATACTGTGTTAGCAGCATCAAAGTACTTGCTTGATTCAGCCTTACCTAGAGCGTTAGAAATATCTGCGAACTCTAGATCTCCTGCTGTTGAGATAATGTTGTTTCCTGAATCGTATTGTGACACTGCGTAGTAAACAGAGTTAAACGGTTGTCCGTCATCTCCATCGCCTACAGCTGTTACGCCAAGGCAAGCATTGTCAAACTTACGAGCCCATTGTGAAGCCCATTCTCTCTTGTATGTGTTAAGTGTATCTACTAGGGAATCATTTACATCTTCCTCTGAGATATTAAAAATTTGTGCGTACTTGCGAGCAGTAAGCAATACTTCATCCAGAGTTGTGTCTGATTGAGCAATTGTTGCGCCTTCTGCTACGATAGCTGGTGCATCCGATACAAAGCGTGGAACGCCTTTTGTACGAGATGCCATGTTCTCACGACGAGCAAATGCTTCTACTACAGAGTTAGCGATTGTTGCTTGAATAGCAACTGAACCGAGTTCCTCTGGAATATAACCATTAGCTTCTGTGAGATCTGTTATGCCTGCGGCCATGTTACTCTCCTTTTAGTTTAATTGAATTTGGGTTTTGAACATATAATCGTCCGAATATATTAATCGCAACCCAAACGTCCGTTCGGAGCTGCATAGGACAATTATACCGTACTTTCTATCTTTTTAGTACTAGTTTAGCCTGTAAATCGCTTGCTGTAGTAGCAACACTTACTGGAGCGGTAACTCCAGCATCTGCTTTACCTGCAACAATAAATTTAGCATCAAATAGTTCTGGGAAATCTGTTTTTAATGTAGCAATTTGCTCATCAAGTCCAGATATCTCATAGTCTTCAGTCAAAGATATTGCATCTAATTTAAGATATTTAGATAGCTTCTCTCCATGCTGAATACCTAATGTTGATAAGTGCTTATTTATTTTTTCATTAAGTAGTTTAGTTTGTACTTGGGAAACCTTGGCAGATGTTTCATTTATCTGTTGTTCCAAGGCCTCTTTTTCCAATCTAAACTTCTTGGCCTCTGCCTTCGCATTTGCTAAAGCATCTAAGACCGCTTTAGGATCACGAATTTCGTCAGATGTACCTTCTACGATATTCTGTTCTTCCATTTTTATTCTCCTGTACTGTTATCGGCTGCTGCCTGTTGCATAGCCAAGTTGTTTGCATTTAATCCCGTGCCTCTTAATGAGACTTCAGTTGGATCTAGTGGATTTGAGTCGGTTGCATTGTCAGATATGAGTTTTGCAATCTCTGGATCGTAATCAAGTTCAAGAAGGATCTGCTCTAATGGCATTCCGACTGACTTCTTACGAACTGCTACATCCCAATTGTCTACGGCATCTACTGTTTCGATTGGTGCCCAGTCGATATCAATATTTGCTTGGATTCCTTCGATTCTCATCATAAATGAGAATAAATCTCTCCATGATGACTCAAAAGACATTTGACGGTTCTTTACCTTCTTTGCAAGTGGTGCTTCAGAGACACGAAGTGCCTGACCTGAAGGAATATATTGTCCACGCATAAAGTAGTGTGTTGGTGTTGATGTAATTGCAGCCATTTGATTTACAAACTCAACAACTGGCTTTGTAAATGTATCTGGGTCTGC